GTTGTCATTGGTCTGGTTAATAAAAAATTGGATAAAAAAAATGGGTGAAATTATTCACCCAAGTATGCGTCAACTAATTCTCTGTATTCAACAGAACCATCAACTACGCTCTTATGAGAGACACGAGTCATTTGATTGCTGTTCATAAAAGATTCAATAAAAACTTTTTTGTTTTGGCCTTTGACATCTCTGTAGTCAACTCCAAGCATTAAATCGCAGAATACAACAAATGCTCTATTTGCTTCTGCTTTAGTACGCTTGAGCAATCTTGCATAAGTACCTGCATATGTGTCAAACCATAGCTGTGCTTGGTCTTTGATTTCGTCAGGTGTGAAAGTTTCAGTAATCATTGTTAATAGAAATTAGTAATGTACTCTTATAGTATTGCATTTATCCCAACACCTGTCAACAAATTAATTTTAGATATTGCGATTTTCTCTACATTTCTCTATATTATGAATAATTTTATTTATTTTTTATGACACTAGCAGCACTTAGGCCAAAAACTATTGTTGTTGGTGTTACAGATTCTGGTCATCGCTGTAATGAAGATCACCATAATTACAATGGTCGCATTACACAGGTGATTGTAGATGCATTGCGAGAACTGCACGAAGATTATGGTATTGGTTATGGTTGCCTTTCTATAATGTTTGGTATTTCTCGTGGTTACATAGCTCAAATTTGCCGTTATGAAAAAAGAGTCAGCTACGCAACTCGTTACAAAACAATCCAAGTTAGGTAGGCCAATAGCTAAACCTGATTTGAAAATTATGGAAGAAGTTTTGTTTTGGATTTCTTCTGGTAATACTTTGCGTGCTTATTGCAGACAAAAAGGTAAACCTGCTTTTACTACTATTTACAATTGGTTGAATAAAGATAAGGAATTTACTGAACGCTTCGTGCGCGCGCGTGAGGTTGGATCAGACATGATTGCAGATTCTATTATGGAGATAATGAATGAACAGCCAGAGATGATAGAAGGAGATAATCCTCGTATAGACCCTGCGTGGGTGGCTCTCCAGAAGGCCAAAAGTGATGTTGCATTGAAACTATTATCCAAGTGGTTTCCGCAACGCTATGGAGATCGTGTAGGGGTAGAAGCAAAAGGAGATATTAACCTGACTATTTCAACAGGCGTTCCACAAGTGTGAGACAACCGTTGATCAAACTAGATTACACACCTAGAACTTGGCAGAGAGAATGCCATATAAAGAAACAAAGGTTTAGCGTTTACGCATTGCATCGCAGGTCAGGTAAGACTGAGTTGGCCATCATGGAGCTAATTGATAAGGCCATGAAGACAGACAAGGAACTAGCTATGTTTGTCTATGTTGCACCGTTCCTGAGACAGGCAAAAGCGATTGCATGGGCAAGATTAAAACAGAAGATAGAACCATTGCGTAGAACCTCTGTAATCGACATCAACGAGGGTGAACTATCGGTCAGGTTTAAACATAATGGAGCGATCATTAGATTGTTTGGGGGCGATAATCCAGATGCGATGAGAGGATTACGACTTGATGGTTGCGTTTTGGATGAAGTGTCTCAGTTGAAAAATGAATTGTGGACAGACATAGTGCAGCCGGCTCTCTCTGACCGTCTTGGTTGGTCAATATTCATCGGTACACCTAGTGGCATTAACTTGTTCTCTGAGTTGTATTACAAGGCCATAGAGGAGGACGATTGGGCAGCAGCTAGGTATACTGTTTACGACACAGATAGCTTGCATCCTAACGAGGTAAAAAGGTTGCAACGTGATATGAGTGAGACTAGTTTTGCAAGAGAGTACCTTTGTGATTTCTCAGCCCAAGGAGATGACCAGCTAATCGCATTGGCAGACACAGAGGATGCAGCAAAGAGGACATACCAACGTGATCATGTCAGGCTGTCACCAATAGTTTTTGGTATTGACCCTGCAAGGTTTGGTGATGACCGATCTGTAGTGTTTCGTAGGCAAGGTAGGCAAGCATTTAAGCCAGTTATATATCGAGGTATAGACAACATGGAACTAGCAGCCAGAGTAGCCAACTTGATAGAAGAGCATGACCCAGATGCAGTGTTTTGTGATGCAGGTGCAGGTAGTGGAGTAATCGACAGACTCAGGCAGTTGGATTATGACGTAATCGAAATACCGTTTGGTGGCAAGGCAATGAAACCAGAGCAGTACATCAACCGTAGAAGTGAGATGTGGTGGCTAATGAAGCAATGGATAGAAGAAGGAGGTGCAATACCAAACGACATAGCCCTAAAACAAGAGTTAGCAACACCGATATATTGGTTTGACAATGTAGGTAGGCGTGTATTGGAAAGTAAGGATCAGATAAAAAAAAGATTGCAGGGTGCAGGGTCGCCAGATTTAGCTGATGCACTAGCATTGACCTTTGCCCTTCCAGTAGCCAAGAAAGTACCAGAGGACATATACATCAAAAGACGTAAAGCATCGACACAGAAGACGGATTATGACCCATACAAAGTACTTTAAACGCATAGCTACAGGTTTAGATGTAGACCCATTACTAAAATTGTTAGACGATAAACCAGAATTATGGACAGAGATAACAGCAAGGCAAAAAGTAACGCAATCACCACATAAAGATACCGAATGTATATACGTTAGAGGGCCACTAAAAATGAGCCAATACTATGTCATGTGGGATACAGGATCATACGATTATCCATGTATGGAGTATTTAAAACCTGCATTAGTGCCATTGATGCAGCCAATATTAGAACAACTAGACGTAGAAGACATGGGAAGGGTAATTATTGTTAATTTAAAACCTAGTGGCCATGTAACTAAACACAATGATCAAGGAACGTATGCAGATCATTATAAAAGGTTTCATCTTGTACTTAAATCTAACCAATGGTGCAGCCAAACATGCGGAGATCAGGAACAAAAGTTTGAGGTAGGCGAGGTTTGGTGGTTTAACCATAAAGAGCTACACACAGCACACAATGTTGGCATGACAGACAGAGTGCATATAATATTTGATTGTGTACCTAAGAATTCTTTATGACGAGTGTGACCGTAATTCCAGATAGTACAGCTACTGTAGACAAAAGTAGGATATCCAAAACGGAAATCAAACTTGCCACAGTTGACGAAATGTTGGCAGAGGCCCAAACATTGTTTGACGAGCATTACGAAGAGATTGCCCGAAACAAACACGTTATGGTGCTAAAACCAGACGAAATAACCTACCGCAAATCGGAAGAAATGGGTAGTATTTTTATTTTGTCAGCTAGGCAGAATGACGTCCTAATTGGCTATTCTGTTAACTTTGTATCTAACCATTTACATTATGCCGATCTTAAGTTAGCCCAAAACGATTTGTTGTTTATTAGCAAAGAGCATAGGGGTGGCAGAGTTGGTTTAAAGTTGATAAAAGAAACAGAGAAGCACGCAACATCGCTCGGATGCAAACTTATGTTATGGCACGCAAAAGAAAACACCACTTTAGCTGCAATGTTACCGAGATTAAAATATGGTGTACAAGATATTATGTTCTCTAAGGAGCTATGACATGGCAATTACAACAGCTATAGCAGCAGTTGCTAGTACTGGTTATTCAATTTATCAAGGTGAACAACAGAAAAAGCAACAAAAAAAGCAATTAGCATTGCAATCACAGGCAAATGAAGATGCTAGAAAGACAGCTAAAGCAGAAGCAGATCGTGCCGACATGGAATACAACAAAGCAAACAGACAAACAGCGGATGTTGGTGCTATTACTGACGAAAGTGTACTAGCAGGTAAAGGTGGGGCAGCAGGTACTATGCTTACTGGCAATATGGGTATAGATCCAGAGAAATTAAACTTAGGCAAATCCACCTTATTAGGCGGTTAATCAATGTACGAAACCAAGAGAAGTAAATTATTGACGAGATGGGGTCACCTCAGATCTGAAAGGGCTACTTGGTGGTCACATTGGCAAGAAGTAACAACATATTTGTTGCCAAGAAATGGACGATATTTTGTACAAGACAGAAACAAAGGACATAGAAGACACAATTCGATATACGACAATACTGGTACAAGAGCATTAAGAACTTTAGGTGCTGGCATGATGGCAGGTGCGACATCTCCTGCAAGACCTTGGTTTAGATTAGGTACAGTAGACCCAGAATTAAACAAATATCCACCAGTAAAGATGTGGCTAAACGATGTTACAGAACGTATGCAATTAGTGTTTACTAAATCTAATACATACAGAACATTACATGGTATATACGAAGAATTAGGAGCATTTGGAACGGCAGGGTCAATTATTTTACCTGATATGAAAAATGCAATACATCATTACCCAGTAACGTGTGGTGAGTATGCAATAGCTACAGATTATCAGGGTAGAGTAAATACATTGTTTAGAGAATTTCAAAAAACAGTAGGAGAAACAGTAAGAGAGTTTGGATATAACAACTGTTCAACGTCCGTTAAAAATTTGCACGACAGAGGTTCATTAGATCAATGGATAACTATTATTCATGCTATAGAACCAAGAGATGATAGAGAGCGTGATTACAATAAGAAAGACAATATGAACATGAAATACAAATCTTGTTATTTTGAGCAAGGTGGTGAAGGCGATAAAGTGTTAAGAGAAAGTGGGTTCAAAGATTTTCCTGTAGTTGTACCTAGATGGGGCATAGCAGGTGGCGATATTTATGGTAATTCACCGGGAATGGAAGCATTAGGTGACATAAAACAGTTACAACATGAGCAATTACGCAAAGCACAAGGCATTGACTACCAGACAAAACCACCATTACAAGTGCCTAGCTACATGAAAAACCGTGATGTAGACAGTTTACCGGGTGGGGTTACATATGTTGATGGTCAACAGGGCAAAATTGAGACAGCATTTAACGTAAATTTAAATTTACAACACTTGTTAATGGACATACAAGACGTAAGGCAACGCATAAATGGAAGTTTTTATGCTGATTTGTTCCTTATGTTGGCAAATGCTACTGATACACGCATGACCGCAACAGAAGTAGCAGAACGTCACGAAGAAAAACTGTTAATGTTAGGGCCAGTTTTAGAAAGATTACACAATGAATTATTAGATCCGTTAATAGATATTACTTTTAGCAGAATGATAGAAGCAAATTTAATACCACCTGCACCAGAAGAATTACAAGGCATGGAATTAAATGTAGAGTTTGTGTCTATGTTGGCGCAAGCGCAACGTGCAATTGGTACTAATAGTGTTGATAGATATACAAATACAATGGGCATGATTGCACAAATGAAACCTGATGTACTTGATAAATTTGATTCTGACGCATGGGCAGATGGATATGCAGATATGCTAGGCATTGATCCGGCATTAATAGTACCCGGACAGGTAGTAGCTAAAATACGTCAGGAAAGAGCAGCAGCGCAACAGGCAGCAGCACAGGCAGAACAACAACAACAAGCGGTAGAAAACATGGCAAAACTTGGTAAAGTAGAGTCAGGTAATGCTATGGATATGATGAATCAATTTAGTGGTTACAACTCGCCATCACCATTGGAGGTATAAATGGAATTAATTGATCTAAAAAAAGACCCACAACCGATAGACAGCAACGAAATGTACGAAGAGCCAATGTATAGTTATGGCTTGTGTATATCGTTAGGTAGAGAAGAGTTAGAAAAGTTAGGTATAGAAAAATTACCAGAAGCTGGTAGCGAAATGATGATCAAAGCTATAGCTTATGTAAAAACTGTTAGGGAAAGTAAAGAAAAAGATGGCGTAGAACAGAATGTAGAGTTACAAATATGTGCAATGGGTATAGAACCATTTGACAAAAGTGGTGATCAAGCAGATGGATTGTATGGTGAGAAGGCTATTGCACCACCAAAAGCAAAGCCTGTCGCTACACCTACTACAGGCACATATCTTACAGGAGATTAATTATGCCATTTGGGAAATTTAGAGTAAAACCAACTGAAGGTGCGGAAGAAATTATTCCTAGAAAAATAAAAAACAAAGTAGCAATTATAGAAGCTATGGAAGAAGGCGGTATGGCCAAAGAAAAACATTTAAAAGAAAAAGAAAAACTTATGAAACTTTACCCCTCATTATTTGAATAACTATGAGCTTATACGAAAACATCCACGCAAAACGCAAAAGAATTAAAGCAGGTTCTGGCGAGCGTATGAAAAAAAAAGGTGAAAAAGGTAGACCAAGTGCCAAAGATTTTAAAAATGCAGCAAAAACTGCAAAAAAAATGTATCCTAATCAAAAATAGGTGTGACCGTAACCAAGTTATAGCTAGATATATTTAAGCATGAGCGATTACAATCCACTCGATCTTAAAAGTCAACAAAAATCTAAAGACAATAAAAAGTTTGAAGAAAAAGTTGACCGACAGACCGAGGAAGCGGATATAAAATGGCTTATGAGCAGCAAGAGGGGTCGCAGATTTATCTGGAGGCTTCTGGAAATGGCAGGTGTATTTCGATCATCGTTCAACACTAACGCAATGGCAATGTCATTTAGCGAAGGTAACAGAAACTATGGTTTGAAACTTCTTAACCAAGTCCACACTCTCTGCCCAGAACTGTATCCGACAATGATTAAGGAGCAAAAAAATGTCAGAAACGCTGATGACGGAAGCCAACCAAACCAATGAAGGCGATACGCAGCAGCCAGTAGACGCATCAACTGAAGCAACTACTGACACACAGCAGCAAGCTGAAAGTGTACAGGAACAACAAGTTTCGGATGAAACCGCTGTTGAAAATGAAACTAGCGAATCAGAAGCACCAGAAGGTGCGCCTGAAACATACGAGTTTAATACGAAAATTTCTGACGATTCTTCTGAACTCGACCCCGAAGTAGTAACTGCATTCGGTGAAGTCGCTAAAGAACTTGACCTGCCACAAGATGCTGCACAAAAAGTATTAGACAAAGTTGCACCTGTTATACAGGCAAAACAAGCCAAGGTACTAGAGCAAGTAAAGACAGATTGGGCTAACGATTCACAGGCTGACAAAGAATTTGGCGGTGAAAATTTAGCTGAAAATCTAGAAATTGCAAAAAAATCTTTAGATGCTTTTGGTTCTGATACTTTGAAGTCGCTGCTACATGAAACAGGCTTTGGCAACCATCCTGAGATAATCAGGTTTATGTTCAAAGTAGGTTCGGCAATTAGTGAAGACAGTTATGTTGGCAATTCAGAAGGTGCTATGTCTCAAGGGGCAGATCCTAAAGATTTCAACAGCATAGCTAACGCACTATATTCAAATCAGCAAAACAAGTAAGGAGTTATTAAATGGCTACACTCTCAACCTCAAATTTAACACTAGCGGATTGGGCAAAAAGATCTGACCCAGACGGTAGAGTGCCAATCGTTGCAGAGCTACTATCTCAAACCAACGAAATATTAGATGATTGCGTGTTTAAGGAAGGTAATTTACCTACTGGTGAACGTGTAATTATTAGAACTGGTTTACCTTCAGTTTATTTCCGTGCATTAAACCAAGGTATTCCCGGCAGCAAGTCAACAACTGCTCAAGTTGATGAAGCCTGTGCAATTCTTGAAGCACGTTCTGAAGTAGACAAAGACTTAGCAATGTTAAATGGTAACACTGCACAGTTCCGTCTATCTGAAGATACTGCGTTCTTGGAAGCAATGAACCAGACACAAGCTGAGACAATGTTCTACGGCAATCCCGGAACAGATCCTAAAAAGTTTCTAGGTTTAGCACCAAGATATGGCAGCTTATCAGCAGACAACTCTGTAAACGTACTTAGTGCAGGTGGATCAGGCTCTGACAACGCATCTGTATATCTAGTTGTTTGGGGTGATAACACTGTATATTGTCCTTTTCCTAAAGGATCTAAGGCAGGTTTAACACACGAAGATCTAGGTGAGCAAACTGTGTATAACAGCGATGGCACAAGACTACAAGCTTTTGCTACTCGTTATCAGTGGAAAAATGGTCTAGTTGTTAAAGATTGGAGATACGTTGTTCGTATTTGTAACATTGACATTTCTGACCTATTAGCAGGTGCTAATACACAAGCTGCAAGTGCATCTACTGCTCTTATTAAGCTTATGGCTAGAGCATTGTACAGAATTCCAAATATGGCTATGGGAAGAGCAGCGTTCTACATGAACAGAACTGTTCACTC